AATATCTTTGATCCTGGTTCTGCTATGTCCTACACATTTAGTGGGGCAACCGCTGATGCAGACCCAGGTAATGGTAATATTAGACTTAACAATGCTTCATCAACAGCAGCAACAACAATCTTTATTGATAATGTAGACGCTCTCAGCAGTGCTGATATGACTGCGTTTATTTCTTTGCTGTCAGGCGGTAACAATCCTTCTGGTGTCCTCGGTACTGTTACTCTTCGTAAAGCCACCTTCCCAGAAGTATTTGCTCAGTATAGTGTGACAGCAGTTACAAATGCTTCTGGTTATCAAAAGTTAACTGTTGCTAATAAGGGGGCAAGTGGTGCTGCACCATTTACAAGCGGCGACTCTCTGTTAGTAGACATCGCTTTAACTGGTGATAAGGGTGATGCGGGTGATGGTGATGTATCTGGTCCAGGTACTGCAACAGATAATGCTGTAGCACGATTTAATGGCACTGGAGGTTCAAACTTAAATAACTCTGGTGTTATCATTGACGACTCCAATAATGTCACTGGTGTTAATGCACTTACTGTAACCACTAATATTACAGCATCTAACATTACTATTGTAGGCAGTGCTTCTACAATTGGATCGGTAGCTTTTACTAGCACATCTGCTACAGTAACTGGTAATCTTACTGTATCAGGTTCAATTACAGCGAGTAGTCTAACTGTTAATGGTAACATTAGTGCATCCAGCTTATCTGTAAGTAACGTCACTGTTGTCGGCAGTGCATCGACTATTGGCGCTGTAGCTTTTACATCCACTGCTGCTACAGTTACAGGTAACCTCACCGTCACTGGCTCCGTAACTGCGAGCAGTCTTACTGTCAATGGCAATATTAGTGCCAGCACAATCACCGTTGCTAATATTACAGCCACCGGCTCTGCCTCAACTATTGGCGCTGTAACAATTACCTCCACGAATGTGGGCATTGGTACGAGCAGCCCAGATGTAGAATTTCATGTTCAAACTAGCACCGATACAAATATAGCGATTGTCTCTGGTAGTGCAGGAACGTCTGCAATCGACTTTGGCGACGGAGATGATCGCAACGCCGGTCTCATACAATATATAAACGCCGACGACGCAATGACTTTTCGGACAAGTGGTTCCGGCGAAGATATGCGCATCGACAGCAGTGGCAACGTGGGCATTAATACGTCAACTCCAGATAGTGCGTTACATATCTATAAGCAAACTAACGACCGGTCAGCTAGATTCCAGCGTATTTCCACGCAATACGTTGACATCATTCAAACGGCTAGCAGAAACGAAATCGCATCGAATGGTAAGGATTTTTTTATATCAACATCAGGCGCCAACCCAATATTGTTCCGTACCGCAGGTACTGAGCGTCTTCGTATCGACAGCGCAGGCGGTGTCGGCATTAACACCACCTCTATTACGTCAGGCACTGCTTTAGAAGTGACCGGCAATATGCGTATTACAACTACGGGTAACGGCTTAATCTTCCCAGACGGTTCTAAACAAGAGACAGCCGCTTCGGGGGGTACAGGTATCGCAATTGCAATGGCAATAATTTTTGGATAAGGATTAAAAAATGGCAAACCCCAATATTGTTAATGTAAGTACAATTAACGGTCAAACGGCAACAGCTACATTAACTACAAGTGCTGCAAGCATTGTAAGTAATGCGGCTTCGTCTGGAAAAGTATTTAAGATTAATACAGTGATATGTTCTAATATTGATGGGACCAACACCGTGGATGTTTCAATAGCTATTAACTCTGCTGCTGCTGGTGGAGGCTCTGACAAATTTTTTGCTAAGACTGTTGTGGTTCCAGCAGATAGCTCACTTGTCATTATTGATAAAAATTCATCTCTTTATTTGTTAGAGAATAAATCAATTACTGCTTTAGCGTCAGCAAATAGCGATTGCGACATTACTATCTCTTATGAGGAAATTAGTTAAATGGCTCGAATTATTGGAGGTGTTGATCCTGCGACAGATCACAAATTTTCGTCTGTGTGGAATTTGAACAGCGACGTTGTTTCTCAATCTTTCAATGACAATGTTTGGCCGACACTTCCCAACATGACGATCAAAGCTTGGGGTGCTGGAGGTGGAGGCGGATATTTTTCCGACGGGGGAAACTCCGGTCAGGGCGGTGCAGGAGGATTTACAAAAGGCAGCATATTTTTAGCCACGGGTACGTCACTTTATATCGTCGTTGGTTCTGGCGGTCTAGCTTCCTCGGCAGCTTCAGTAGCACCTTCAGCCGGAGGTAATGGAGGGGGCGAAGGCGAAGGCTCTAAGATTGGGGGCCAAGGAGGCGGCTTTTCCGGTGTGTTTTTAGGAAGTTCATCCTCAGATGTATCCCAGGCAAACGCCGTGTTAATTGCAGGTGGTGGCGGTGGCGGCTCATCATTTGACCGCACCGGCGAAGATGAATCTGGCGGCGGCGGCGGGGGTTTGCAGGGCGCAGACGGCGTGAATCCGCCAAACGCTGGTGGGGGCGGTACTCAGACCGCAGGTGGCACAGCAGCTTCCGGCGTCGATGAGAATGGTATTGCTTTTAATCCAGGTACTGCGCTGCAAGGCGGCGCGGGTCAGTCGGGTAACGGAATGAGATCCGGCGGCGGTGGCGGTGGATATTTTGGAGGCGGCGGCGGCGGGTCGAAGGGCGGCGCGGACGCGGAAGAAACAGGCGGTGGCGGAGGTGGGTCAGGCTTCGTCAAAAGCACGATGACTGCAACAACTAGTCTGGTTGGAAATTCTGGAACCGCAGGAACCCCAACAGGTCTCCAAGCAACCATCAATGCCGGTGCCGATAGCCCGAATAACGCCAGTGTTGGCAAAGGGGGCGGTGCTCAGACTGATGGTTTTCGAGGCGAAGTAGTCATTATAGACGCAGTTGGCACTCGTATATTTACAAGTTCGCAAGCTATCACAACTCGTTAAAGGTCAAAGAGCTGGCGGTGCTGATAGCAAAGTGTTTGATCACACAGTTAGCTAAGAGCTGATGATTATCTACGATTTAATTCAAAAGGATTTTTAAAATGGTTATGTATAGCACAGAAGGGAAATACCCCGTAATAAGTATGCCGCGTCGGGTGCGCAGAACAAATGGCCTCACCTACACTGCCGAAGCGGTGCTTGAAAATTTGAGTGACCCAACGCATCCATACATTGAGGTTGTTGATCCTCCTTCATATGATAAGGAGACTCATAATTTAGAATGGACTGGCACTGACTGGTTAATTACTGAAAAACCTCCTGCTCCTATAGTCGTTGAATCTACAGAAGCAACAACTGAGATTGAATCTACAGAAGCAACAACTGAGATTGAATCTACAGCTCCTGCAGTCGTTGAACCTACAGAAGCAACAACTGAGACAGAAGGTAGCTAATCCGCTACGGTTAAGCTAGGAATATTTAATGGATATCTCACCTGTAATCTTTTGGAATATTGTACTGACTTTAATTATCGCTCCAGCATTTTGGGGGTTTCGTAGTTTGGTTGCTGAGATGAAACGTATTGATATATTATTAAACAAAACTCGTGAGGAGTATGCTACCCGTACAGAACTTAGAGACGATATGCGACAGGTTATGGATGCGCTTCATCGTGTAGAAGATAAATTAGATAAAGCATTAGAGAGGACAACTTAATGTATCAAGACATTGGTGATACGATTGCTGATCAAGAAAGAGTAGCAATGCAACAAGGTGGTATGGTTCAGATGCCTGGATCTATGACTGCTGCACAAGCTAACCCAGCTAACCCTGGTATGAGTGGTATCATGGCTCCGGTTACGATTGATCCTGTTGTACCACAAGCACAAGTTCAAAACAATCCAGAACAACCACAACAAATGATGCAGATGCCTCAGATGCAACAGTCTGGTCAAATGGAATTAGACTTAGGTGAAGCTCCTGTTGGTATGATGTTACCTCAACAGCAACCTGCTGTAAACGTAGCAGAGTTGCAAGCTGGTGGTATGGTAATGGACAGTCCAGAAGAAGATTTCCAAAGAATGGGTGATCCTATGCAAGTCCAGCCGATGAGAAATCCTCTGGCTGTTATGAACCCGTTAATGAATCCAGACTTGCGGACGGCTTAATTTAGGATAGTAGAATGGCTTTTTCAAATGATTACTTAAAATCTATCACCGGATATACAGGTGAAATGGGTGGAGGTAGACATGGCGTTCATGTAACAGCTTTAGGCGAGAAAGTCAAGCAGGGTGATCAGGATGCCTTTAACAGATTAACCCGGATGAATGAATATCTTGGTTCAGTAGGTTACGAAAGTGCTAAGTTTGATATTCCTCAACTGGGAACCATTGAAAAGTTTGATAAAGCTAAACTAGCTCAGATTAGTGGGTATGATCAATCTCCCATGTATAGAGGCTTTGGTGGTACAGTTGACACTGCAATGGGTCAAGGCCGTCATGGTAACTATGTGTTTGATTTATTATCTGCCTCTCGTGGCGGAGATACAGAAGCTACTAATAAACTGAATGCAATGAACGACTATTTAAAAAGAACTGGTCAAGGCAACGCTGTATTAGATATCTCAGGTGCTTCTTTCTCTGATAAGCCTGTCAATAGAGAGTTAAGACAAGTAACAGGATATACTGGCTTTTTTGGTCCTGATGCAAAAGAAGGTGAAAAGTTTGGTGACTATGTTACAGGTTTGCGTGATAGTGGTGACTTTGATACTTTAGCTAAAGTTAATAGTGTTTTAGAAAAGTATGGCTATGGTGGTTTTGAAATATCTCCAGGGGAAACATTAACAACGGGTGCTCAAGATGCTGGGTACATGGGTGATCCAGAGGATGTTGATGCTATCGGCAGGTTTCTAAGTGCGGTAGGGTCAAAAGTATCTTATGTAGATCAGTATGGTCAGCTTACACCCACAGGTAAACTACTGCTACAAGCAGATGCCCCTACACTTGCAGAGGGTGCAAAATTAACTCTACAGAAATATCAAGCATCACCTGATGAATTTTTACAGTCTCAAGAATATCTGTCAGATCCTAATAAATTTCAAACTGAGATTAGTCAAGCATCTACTCAAGCTGCTGCACAGCAATCAAAGACTGTTGCAGGAACTGTTAATCCAGTAGAGGCTGCTACTACTATTGCCGCTGCTCAAATGCAGGGCGCTCAACAACAGGGTCTTAATGACCTTGTAACTGCTCAGACAGCGACTGTTGATGCTGAAGCAACTGTGCAAGGGCAGCTTAATAATTTAATGTCTCAGTTTGAAGGTGGGCAAGTTCCTGCTTTTGCTTCCGGTGCAATTAGATTAGCAGAGCAACGATTAGCTGCCAGAGGTATGGGTGCGTCTAGTATGGCTGGCGCAGCTATTATGCAAGCGGCTATGGAAGCTGCCACACCTATCGCAGCGGCTGACGCACAAACTTATGCTCGTATGGCAGAGTTAAATCTTAATAATAGACAACAAGCAGAAGTATTAAACTCTCAGATGACTTTGCAATTAGATCTGCAAAACCTTAACAATAGACAACAAGCAGAAGTTATCAATACTCAAAACAGAACGCAATCTATTTTTAACGATCAAGCGGCTGTTAACTCTGCTAGACAATTCAACGCTCAAAGCGCACAGCAGAATGATCAATACTTTGCTAATATGTTTAATCAAACATCTCAGTTTAACGCATCACAACAAAATGCTATTGCACAATACAACGCTGGTCAAGCAAATGCTCTCAATAAATTTAACAGTGAACTAGCTAGTCAAAGAGATCAGTTTGAAACTAAAAATAAAATTGTAATTGATCAAGCTAACGCCACATACAGACGTACACTTAATACAGCAAATACCGCACTAGACAACGCTGCATCTGAATTTAATGTGCGTAATTTATTTAACGTAAGTCAAACTGCACAAGCTAATCTGTTACAACAGCATCGTGATGAATTAAACTTTGCTAGAGTAAATTCTTTGAATAAAGATGAGTATAATGCTAACTTAGCTTTGGCTGCTGTCGCTTATGATAGAAGTTTAAAGTCCTCTACTTATGCTGGACTGGGCGGCTTGTTTAGCACTGTTGCTGGTGGTTTAATCGGTAGTATTTTTAGGTGAGGTAATTATGGCAAAAAGTTTTTTTGAGAGAGCAAGCAAAGCTATAGGTAAGAATCTAACAAAGTTCGGTCAGTCTAGTTCGAGTTTTAAGTCTACTCGGTTTGAACCAGGCCCAGCTAATTTTTCTAAGCGTGTTGATAAAGTTGAGGGCGATACTCCTGAGTTTGGCTATGCCTCTTCCCAATTTAAAAAACTTGTAGATTCTCACGAGAGGATGCTTGAGGCAGCAAAAGGTATGGCAGAAACAGGTTCTATTAAAACAAGCAAAGGTAACATTGTATTATGACACAAGAACAATTACCTACTTTTGATGGCCCTATCCCTGGTGAGTCTTTAACTCATGAGCTAGGTAGTCAACCGGATGAATCTCCACCAGAGTATTCTGATCCAGCACAAGCATACGAATATGTAGCAGAGAACCTTACGACTCAGGAATCTTTGAAACGTCTAGGTATTGCAGGTGAGCTAGGTATTCCTATCGACATCACAATTCGTGCTGTTGTTTTTGCTGGCTGGGCGGAAGGGAAGTATACCGTTGACACTATGTATCTTATCTATCCTATGCTGTTAGAACTTAGCATGGAGTTATTAGATCAAATGGATGTACCTTACGTTGCTGAAGCAGAGCGCGAGGAAGATCAAACCTTAAAAGATGCTATGCAAGCGTTACGCGCTAGGAGAGAGTTCTTTGGTACTGAAACTAAAAAAGTAAAAGAAGAAGCAGAAGAAACAGAAGAAGAAGATGAGGAAGAAGACGAAACTCCTAGTGGTGGTTTAATGGGGAGGCCAGTAGACTAATGGCATTTTTTGAATTTCTAAGTGGTGCTGTTGATCAAGCCCGAAGAGACATTGCGATATCACAACAGGATACGCGAGAGAGAGATCTCAAACGTCAAGATGAGATTGAGACAGCTTTACAACAAGCTAAAAAAGAATTAGCTGAAGAAGAAGCAAATGATGATGCTGCCTTAGCGCAAGGCCGTACTTTGCTTAACAATAACCCAGATGCTGGAGGTAAAAAACTTCTTGAGAATATGAGTGACGAACAGATCACTGCACTAGGCTATAACTTTTTTCTACAGAAACCAGACAATCAAGCTTCGTATGTAAGAGCGGTTGCTGGCCGTGCCTTTGTTATGGACGAAAATAAAAAGTTTACATATCGTGATCCGTTTGAACTACCTGAGAAAACTGATGACTCTGCTGTTTCATCGCTTGAAGAAACTCAAAAAAGCTTTGGTAGAAAGTTTGGTGAGGCTATAGGTATTACACCTCGTAGCACGAATGAGTTGATCAGAGAAGAAACTCAAGATCCAAAAACGCAAAGAAGTATCTCCAGAGTATTGTCTGGTCAAAAAGCTGTAGAGAAAAAACCAATACCTGTATTAGACGCAGAGGTTGTTAAAGATTTGGATAACAGAGAAAAGAAAGAGCTTTACGGATCTCTTTATACACAGGTCTTAGGTGATACTTACGAGAGCGTGATGAATACGTTTGACGGCACATTAAAAGCAACAACGACTGCTAAAAATCAAATGAAGGCGGAGTTACAAGCAAGGCCCAAAGAGCAAGCCAAACTAAAAATTATTCAACGATTGCAATCTTTAGACGCCTTTGATGATAAAAGTGCGATAGAAGCTGAAGAGGCTGTGCGGGTTTTAGCTGCAATATTTGATAAAGGTGAAATACCTGAAGATATCGCAAAAAGAATTAAAAACAGAGAAATCTCTAGTGTCATCCAAGAACTACAACAAGATGATTCAAAATCAGCAACTCCTAAACCTGCCGCAACTCCTGAACCTAAAGTAGCCAACAATCCAACAAGGATTACTCCTGAACAATATAAAAAATTAAACCGTAGACAACAAAAGCTATACACCTCTGATGATGGGATGAAAAGCTATATTAAAAAATCGGAAGAGTAATTTATGTCTAACAAAACATTAGCAGATATCACTAACGATCCTAAGAAAATGCAGACTCTAGTTCAGTATTTTGAGGACAGAGATCGTGTGCTACCTGAAAGTCCACAAGAGGCGGCTGAAGAGTTTTTGTCTGACTATCGTTATCTACATGCTAATACTGTAGGCGCGTTTGATTTTGTCAACTACGTTAGAGGGATTGATACGGAAGACCCTCAAAAAGCTGCATACAAAAAAAACTTAGGCGAGTTGTATGACTTTGTAGACAAAGAAGTTGATCAGATTTTTAGTGAAGATGCCACGCTGGGTCAAGCTATCGAAGGAGTTGGTGAGTACGCATACTACGCTATAACAGACCCCATTAACATTTTAGGTCTGGGTGTCGGTAAAGTTGCTAGTGTTGCAGCAGGTAGAGCAGCTATCAAAGGTCTTGTCAATCAATCTTTTAAATCTGGTTTATCTGAGGCGTTGACAAAAGCACAGGCCACTAAGGCAGGTAGGGCGGCTCTAGGTTTTGCTGGCGCGGCTACTATCGACGCCCCTGTATCTGCTACGATGGAGTATCAAACTCAGCAAGCAGAAAAAGAATTAGGCATCCGAGAAGAAACAGATACTGGAGAAGTTTTAGCTGCTGGTGTTTTAGGCGGTATTGTATCAGGTGTTCCTAGTGCTGCTGCCGGTGCGATCTTTGACCCTCTTAAAAAAGTTAGAGAAACTCAAGAGTTCTTAGAAAAGACTGATCAAGGTGAGTTAGCTAAGAGTGCTAATCTTAAAGAAGCACCAGCAGCTAAAACAAAACCTAAAGCTCTTATTGGAAAGTATGTCGATGTTATCGACGGCATAGATAAAAATATGGTCGATGAGTACGATCCTATGGGAAGAATTATAGGTGTTAAACGAAACGGAAACGTCGAAGTAGAGTTTATACCTTTTGATTCAAAGAAACAAGCTGATGCCGGTAAGCCCACTAAGCTTGTGAAGCAATATACTAAAGATAAATTAAAAGCAATCAGACAGCTTGACAGTGATGATAGGGCTGCTGAATATATTAAAAAGCACGGCAAAGATTTTGATGCAGCAAGAATCCAACAAGGCAGGGATATCTATAAGAAATTTGCCGAGAATTTAATCCCACCGTCTATGCTTGAAGGCGAAATGGAAATGTTTGATCTCGCCGTAAGCCGAGAGTTTATGTTAAAAGCTACTCGCGTCTTAAATGATTTTATTGCGGCTAATCCTTCAGCAGTTAATGTGGTTGATAAAAGATCAAGAATATCTGAAAAAGCTGCGACTTTGTTAGAGCTAAATAGTGAGATTCTGACAAAAGAGGGCGCGTCAGATATGGCTGTGTTTTTAAATAAACATAATTTAAAGCCTGAAGAATTAGCTCTCGCGATCAGAGTTGACGCCAGTGTTAGCGGGACAGGACTTGGTGAAAAGGCAAAACTTGATTTTGAAAAGTTTGGACAAGAGTTTAAATCCGATGTCGAAAAATTTACACAAACGGATATCCAAAGGATAGCGGAGCTTAAAGAAGCTGAAATGAATGATAAGTTAGCGCAGGGTAAGATTGGCGCTGCTGTTGATATTTGGCGAGCTTTCCTTGTTACACAGCCCGCTACGACATTCCGAAACATCTTTGGCTCTATCGCGTTGTTGCCAGGGGAATCTTTCAAGCGTGGACTAGATAGATATTTTATGGAAACCAACCTAAAACTACAAGGGAAAGATCCATCAGAGGCTTCTACACCTTTAACATATAAAGACTCAGCAGATTTGGTTAGAAGAGTTTTTAACCCAGAAGCATCTGTCGAATACATGAGGCTAATCAGCAGAGTTCATCCTGAAGCTGGTAGGCAGATATTAGATTTGTTTGACGATAGACTTCCTGCAACCGCAGATGAAAAAGCGTCAGGTGTTTACAAATTCTTCAGTGTTGGTGCGAGATACGGTAACTTTTTTAACCATCTTCAAGATAAAGCTTTTAAGTCAGCGGCCTTTCTAAATGACCTAGATTATCAAATTAAACTAAGAAAAAGTTTAGGTGAAGATGGCTTTGATGCTGTTGAAGATTTAACGGACATGATTGCAAAAGATAGATTAGATCTTCTTAATGATGAGATGATTGCTAGATCAACACAAGCTGCATATAAATTAACTTTTCAAAACAGAAGAGCAGGTGACAGATTAGTTTTTGGCGGGCCAGTGATTAACAATATTCAAAAGTTGTTAAACGACAGCCCTTTACTTAAATTAGTTGTTCCCTTTCCTAACTTTTTAGCCAACTCATTCGTGTATATTACTAATCGTATGGGTGGAGGTTTAGTTAAAACAGGAGTAAGGGCTGTTCAATATAAGAAAACTTTAAAAGGTCAAGGGGCAGAAAACTTAGTTGCAGAACGTAAAGATCTTACTGAAATAACAAATCTTCTTAATGATTTAAAGTATCAATCTCCTGACAACTTAGTAACAGATGAAAGAACTTTAGAATTAGCTGGGTTTATTAGAAAAGAGGGTGAAGAATTTACTGGTAAGTATGACCCTGTAATGAAAGGTTTAAAAGAGTCAAGAAGGAAGTTGTTGACAAAATTTGGTGAGCAAGAGAAATACTTAGATCAATTTAAAGAGGGTATAATTGAAACAACTGAAATGGGCATGTTGTTGGGAATAGCTCTTACTCTTCGTTATAATCAAGAAGGGGGTAATTGGTATGAGTATGTTGACGATACAGGAGAAACAAGAGATCTCAGACCCCTGTTTCCGTTAGCCCCCTTCTTATTTATTGCTGATGCTATGATGAGAGGGTTTAAAGAGCTACCGTCATCCCCGAATGCTTTCAACGAAGGTGTGGAGGCATTGTTGGGGGTTAGTGCAAGGGCTGGTGTTATTGGGTCTACTCTTAGAGAACTTAGAAGATTTGCAGAATCTGATATTGAGAGTCCAGATAACGATAAGAGACTTGGTATGGTGGCTGGAAACTTTTTCGGCTACATGTTTGGTGGTCTATCAACTCCAGTCAGGGCGGTAACTGATATTGTGAGAACCGTGGGTGACCAAGAACAAAGGGAACTTATTGATCGTCGCCAACAAGAAAAGATCTTAGAGAACTTTGGTTTCTTTTCAGAAGAGATGACACGAGACAATATCGGCATTAGTTCTTTTGTGGATGAATTTGTCCGTAATATTGTGCAAGGAACACCATTTGAAAGATCTGTAATGGGTCAGGCATCTACTTTAGCAGATCCATTCTCTGATAAAGATAGAGTTGGATCTCGTACTGCATTTAGAAAGCAATTGACTGGTGTAGCATCTCTAGGATTGCAATCAGATGTTCAAAGAGAACTTGCTCGTGTAGGCATAGATAAATTTAGAATTAGCTCTTATTCAAAAACACCTGAATACGATAATATTTATAACGCAGTGATGGGTATGCTAAGTAACGAGGTGGTAGATAGGTTTATTCGTAGTGACGAATATCAGTCTCTTATACCAGAAAATCAGCAACGAGCTTTAGAAAACTTATACTTCTCAAGATCTGCTACTGATATTGATCCTTTTACGAAGAAACTACTACGTCGTCAAGGAAAAATAACGACTAGCTTGAAACAAGTAGCGAAGGATTTTATGAAGGGTCAGTACCCTGTCTTAACTGAATTATCTTTACTAGAAGATAAATATAGTAACAAAGACATAGCGATTGCCATAAATGCTCTTAAAGAAGTAGACCCATCTTTTAGCTTAGAATATATTGATGAAAAAACATCAAATCCGGCTGATGTAGCCCGATTACAAAAAAACATTAAGTCTGCACGAGAACTGGCAAGAAACATTAGCCCTGGCTTAAAAAGCACACGAGAGATAGACAGAATAGCTAAAAGACTAGGAACTAATAGATAATGAGTAAACTACCTATGTTAAAAACAATAAAAGATCTTATCATCGTAATCTTAGTTGTCGGTGTGCTGATCTTGCTTGGCGTAATCGTAGCAGGAGACTACTATATCGCTCTAAAAGAACATAGACCACCAGACGAATCTGTAATCGTCTTACTAAAAATGGCTCTTACTGGTATCATAGGCGTAGTGGCTGGATACGTTGGTAAGGGCGATTAACTGCAATCACCGAACCACTGCAATCACCGAACTAAAAAAAGCCCCAGTTGGAGAAATCCTTCCGGGGTTAATTTTAGGTAGAGAATATATTACGTCTTACTTCCTGACGGCACTGAGTGAAACGTGCCTGACTCACCTTGATCGACAGGGCAAATTAAATTAGGATTGTCTGGAGGAACTAAACCAAACCCAAAGCTACCAGTCTCTTCATTATAGAACATCATAATCATATGACCGCTGCTAGATATTCCTGTGAACTTCAGTGTCTCACCATGTTTACGATTAAGATATTCCATTGCCTTATCTAATGGCCCACAATTACCCATAGGGTTAGCATTTACTGTGCTGATACTCAAGGCTGTAATTAATACTGTAGCTCCTAAAATTAATTTCACTGTGATCTCCTATGTAGGTGTTAAAAATAGTTGTCTCTCTGCATATCGTCTTTTGACTAAACCTTTTAATTTACGGCCTCCAGCGAACACCCAGCGAGGGAACTGCTCTGCTGCACCCTCATAGTCAGACCTATTTAATTTAAGCCTTAACGTGCTAGATTGTAGCGCCCCTGAACCGAGATTGAACGAGAATGATACTAATGAATCATACTGTCCTTGAGTTAGAGGGACTTTGATGAGCCTATCAACCGCTCTTTCAAACTTAGCAATGTCTAACATCAACAGTTCTAGTCCTTCTTCTTCTGTAATAGGCGGACTGTCCATCGTGATACCGTGTGTTGAGCCGTATCCTAAAGTAGGGACAGACGCTGGACACAAATATACAGTAGGACTAAACCCCTCAAAGTGTTTGATTAGGTCTACACCTTTTTTACCTATCTTCATTTACGATTCAAAGCCCTTGATCCGAACCAAAAAGAAATGACTGCTGCCAATAGGCCACGGAAGGATTCATCGTCGATAGCAATTAAAGCTGAAGAAATAGCTACGCCTTCAATAGCAATCAAAGCATACAAACCTGCACCCTTGATGACAATAAAAGTCAAAACTAACAGGTAGGTAATCAAAGGACGAACAGTGCCTCGTAGATTATCTACCCAGGTTGCTGGCTTAATACTGCTATCATGCTTGTATATTGCCTTAGTCTCTGCAATATCAGCTTTAGCATTGATCTCTTCTAGTTTAATTTGAGATCCGAGTTTCATCTGCTCCATTTGACGATCAATGATAGCTAACTCGTGTGCTCTATCAGCCCTTTCCTGGAAAAACTCAATCAGCTTAGGTAACATGGAGCTACCAAAGCCTAATAAACTGCCTAAAATCGTTAACATCTTAATTATTCTCCGTCAATGCAGTCCAGCTATACGG